GGGGGGCGCCTCCGTCTCGTGGGATGGGTGGCACCGACCACGATATCAAGGGGAGCGCTCCCCGCCAATCTTTTACGGAGGATCTGAAATGACCATGATCCGGATGATCGGAAAGCGGTTTTTCCTGGACTCCAGGCCGCCGTTGTTCTCGATGATGCACGGCCGGCCGCACCTTCAGCCGCAGCGCTGCTCCGCGCGCCGGACGCGCGTATCCCTCCGGACCCGCCTGGCATCCCTGCTGGGCATCGTGACGATGCCTACGTCCTGGCGGAGACTCCATGTCCGGTAACGAGCGGTACTTCAGCGCCCGGGAGCTCGCGGGGCTGCCGGGGATGCCAAGCCGGCCAAATGAGATCTGTCGTATAGCGTCCAGTTGTTCGTGGTCTTCCCGTCCTCGTTCTGGTCGCGGCGGCGGCCGCGAATATCCCTTCTCCTGTCTCCCCGAGGAGACGCAGCGCGCGATCTTGAAACGGCTGACGGACGAGGCCGCCGCGACGACACTCCCCGCGCTGGCGCCCCGGGCGCTCCCTCCCGCCGTTTCCGGATCGACGCTTCCCGCGCAGGTTTCGCAGTCCAAGCCGGTCTTCGTGACGCGGAACGTCCGGCTGAATCCCACGGCCGTCGTCTCGCCCGAAGCCGCCTTCGAAGAGCTGAAGGACTGGCAGCGCCGGGTGCTGGAAGCCCGCCTGGCGATCCTGAGGATGATCGACGACCTCGCCTTCTCCCTGGGGGCGGTGGAAGCGATCCGCCACATCGTCGGCATGGCGTCCCGGGGCGAGCTCTCCCCCGAGATCCAGTCGCTCGTCCCGATCGCCAACGCGCGTCGCGGGGAAACAGGCGCCAGGACGCTGTCCGAACGATCGGTGTACCGGTGGCGTACCGACTTGAGCAAGCGCGGCGCGGCCGCGCTTGCTCCCCGCAACACGGACCGGGTCGAGATTCCGGAGTGGGCCCCCGCGTTCCTGTCGCTGTTCCAACAGCCGCAGAAGCCGTTTCTGACGGAGGTCTCCGCCCTGCTGGCGCAGGCGCTGCCCGCGGAGATCACCATCCCGTCCTACTGGGCCATCCGGCGGTTCTTAAAACGCGTCAACGTCGTCGACCTGAACCGCGGCCGCCTGGGTCCCCGGGAGATCCGGAAGATCCGGATCTTCGTCCGGAGAGATTTTTCCATGTTCCTGCCCGGGGACATCTACGAGGCCGACGGTCACACGTTCGACGCGGAGGTCGCGCACCCGATCCATGGCCGCCCTTTCCGTCCGGAGCTCGAGCTGGTTCTCGACGTGGCCACGCGCAAGGCGGTCGGCTGGTCGATCGGCCTGGCCGAGTCCACTTGGACGGTCCTGGACGCCCTGCGGAATGCCTGCGAGACCAACTGCGTCCCTGCGATCTACTACGTCGACAAGGGGTCCGGCCGGAACAACCACTTGATGAACGACCTTTCCGCGGGGTTTTTCGCCCGCCTGGCCATCGATAAGCGGCACAGCATCCCGTACAACTCGCAAGCCCGCGGTGCCGTGGAGCGCACGCATCAGACGATCTTCGTGGCGCTGGCGCGGACGCTCGCCACGTATATGGGAAAACCTATGGACCAACAGGCCCGGAAGAACGTCTTCCTGGTCACCCGGGAAGCCGCCCGCAACAGGGTCCAGTCGCCGGCGCTGATCTCATGGAACGAGTTCCGGAAGGCTGTCGAAGCGGCAATTGCGGCGTACAACGACCGGCCGCACCGGTCGCTCCCGAAATTCCGGAATCCGGAAACCGGCAAGCTCCGCCATCAGTCTCCCAACGAGCGATGGGCGCAGCTCGTAGAGGAAGGCTTCGAGCCGGTGCTTATCAGCGCGCAGGAGTCCGCGGACCTATTCCGGCCGTACGAGGTCCGGACGGTCCGGCGGGGCGAGGTGTCGCTTGGCTCCAACCGGTACTTCCATAAAGCACTCGATGGGTACCACGGCCGACAGGTGCGCGTCGGCTACGATCTGCACGACGCCAGCCGCGTGTGGGTTCGCGACCTGGATGGACGGCTGATCTGCATTGCCGGATTCGAGGCCAACAGCCGCGCGTTCTTCCCGGTGCCGATGGTCGAGCAGAAGCGTCAGGAGCGCGCCAAAGGACGGGAGAGGCGCCTGGAAGCGCATCTGGAGGAGGTCCGCGCAGAGCTTGGCGAGCCGAACGTGCTCGATGCCGAGTATTCCGCCGATCTCACCCCCGAGCAGGCGGCCGCTGCGGACGAGCAGCTCCGGGCGCTGTCCGCGCCGCCGCAGGGTGATGAAGTCGAGCTCGATCCGGACATCCTCTTCTGGCGGGAGGCGATCAAGCAGCCGCATCTGCTGACCGAGGATCAGCGGGAATACCTGAACGCGCGCATCGAGCGTTCCCCGGCGTTCGCGCAGCTGATCGGCATCAAGGATCCAGACGACGGGGGTTTTAGCTGTCCGTCGGGGCTTTCCGCCCCGGCGGGGTGGTGATTCACACATCCAGACGAGAGGAGAACCGATGAAACCCGGATTTGCGATGACGTCCAACGTGCAGCGGTTTCTGGCCGGCATATCGGTGGTGGAAGACCGGGGTGCGCGGGAAGCCTCCATGATGCTGGTCACGGGGGATCCGGGGTACGGAAAGACGGCCGCGGCGTTCTGGTGGGCTCTCCAGCACAACGCGGTGTTCCTGCGCGGCAAGGCGTCCTGGACGCCGTTCTGGCTCTTGTCCGAGCTCGTCTCCGAGCTGAAAGGCCGCCCGTCGCACAGCTCGGAGGAGCTGTCCAAGCAGGCGGTGATCTCGCTGCTCCGGGAGCCCCGGGCGGTGGTCATCGACGAGGTAGAGCACACCTTCCATAACCTCCAGGTGCTCGAGACGATCCGCGACCTGGTGGACCTAGTCACTGTCCCGATGGTGCTGATCGGCACGGACCAGGTGCAGAACCGGGTCGCCCGGTACGCGCAATTCTCGTCGCGGATCGCATCGGTGGTGCAGTTCCATCCTGCGACCGTCAAGGACGTCCGGACCATCTGCGACCACAAGCTGGAGATCCCCGTGGCCGACGACCTGGTCGAGGAAGTGCATCGGCAGTCCGGCGGGCGGGTGCGCGAGGTGATGAACGCCCTGGCCAAGGTCGAGCGGTTCGGCAAGGCCCGGACCGGCGCCGCGGCGCAGAAGCCCGTGGTCCTCGCCGACATGGCCGGCCTCCCGCTGACGCACGACTGGCAGGCCAAGCGTCCGACCCGGCCGGCGCGGCCCGCGATGCCGCCGCCGGCAGGCCCCTCCGCTCCTGCTTCCGCGGGGCCTGTCCAGTGAGGGGCATCGCCACCGGCGTTCTCGCGGCCCTGGTCGCCGGGCCCGGCTTCACCACCGGCTGGCTGGCGCAGCGGACGGGGTTCACGCGCAAGCAGACGGCCCAGGCGTGCGCGCTGCTCCTGCGGCGGGGCTATATCGCGTCCCGGGTCGACGGGAAATTCTGGCCGACCGACGCGGGCCGGGAGCTGGTCGAAGAGGGCAGGAAGATCGTCTCCGGCCGCCAAGCGGGAACGCAGGGGCGCCGGCTCGTCCGGCAGTCGCTGCGCGAGAAGGTCTGGCGCGCCATGGTTATGCTGAGGAAGGCGACGATCCCCGAGCTGGTTTCCTACGTCTCCGTGGGCGGCGAGCGGGACGCCGAAAACAACATCCTCAAGTACCTGCGCGCCCTCGAGAAGGCGGGATACGTCGTACGGGACGCCCGGCGCGTTCCGGGGACGTCCCCGACCAGCCCCGGGTTCGTCCGATGGGTGCTGATCGAGAAAACCGGCCCCGTGGCTCCGGCCTACAGCGAATCGAAAAAGCACCTCTACGACCCCAACACGAATAAGGAGATCCCCCTGTGAACTGGATGGATCTGCTCGGGCAAGCGGTGAAGGAAAAAGGCAAGGCGCAGGTTGCCAACGAGCTGGCGATCTCCAGAACGACGGTCCACATGGTGCTTGCCGGCACGTACCGGGCGGCCACGACGAGTATTGAGAAAAAGGTGCTCGCGGCGTACGGGAAGGCGATCTGCCCGTTTCTCGGGCGGGTGCTGGCCGCCGCCGACTGCGCATGGTACCGGGAGCGGCCGGTGCCGATGAACCACCACGACGAACTGGCGCACTGGAAGGCGTGCCAGGAGTGTGAAGCGCCGATCGTCCCGGAGGTTGTCGATCCGGACGGGGAATGAAGATCCGAAAAGGAGCGGAAACATGGCGACAAAACAGGCAGTAAAGATCAAGCAGGCGGCGGCGGAGTTTGTGCCGCAGGATCGGGAGCAAGTGGTCGGCGCGATCGCGGAGATCGGCCGCCGTCAGCGGGAGCGGGAGCGCATTCAGGCGAAGATGAACGATCACCTGGCGGCGATCAAGGAAGAGTACGAGGAAGAGGCCCGCCCGCACAACGAGAAGATCCTGAAGCTCTCCGAGGGGGTCAAGGCGTGGTGCGAGGCGCACCGCGAGGAACTGTGCCAGGGCGGCAAGATCAAGACCGCCAACCTCTCCTCCGGCGAGATCTCCTGGCGGCTTCGCCCCAAGAAGGTGGTCGTGAAGTCCGCGGAGAAGATCCTCGAGGCGCTCAAGAGCCTGGGTCTCGATCGGTTCATCCGGGTGAAGGAGGAGCTGAACAAGGATGCGATCCTGGCCGAGCCCGAGGCGGTCGAGCACGTCAAGGGGATCAGCATCTCTCAGGGCGAGGACTTCGTGATCAAACCGTTCGAGACCACGCTCGAGGAGCTGGTCTGAGGGCCATCGCAATGCAAAGCGCCAGAGCCGAAAACGACGACTCTCGCAAGCGCGACCTGGCGGCCATCCACGTTGCCAAGAAGGCGCTGTGCCTGGACGATACCGCGTACCGGGAGATCCTGCTCCTGGTGACGGGCACGGACTCGGCGGCCTGCCTGAACGAGGCGGACCGCCATCGGCTGATCGAGCATTTCCGCGGCCTGGGCTTCGAGCGGGTCAAGGGCAGCCGCCGGCGTAACAACTCGGCGAATCCGATGCACTCCAAGATCCGGTACCTGTGGCGGGACCTGTATCGGGCTGGCGCGATCCGGGATAATTCCGACGCCGCCCTGGACTCCTACGTCCGCCGGATGACGGGTGCGGACTCGCTGCGCTTCCTCGACCGGTACCAGGCGTGGAACCTCATCAACGCGCTGAAGCAGTGGCTGGCGAGGACGGGGTGATGGAGAGCTACCCGGAAGTTCTCAAGGACCTGGCGGACCAGGTCGCCGAGCTGATGCTGGGCCGAGGGGAAGCTCCCGAGGTCGCGGCCGAGATCGGCTTCCGGGTGGCGGAATTCCTGCGGGGGCACTGGGGCGGGCAGAAGATCTACATCCCCAAGGGGATCAGCTTCTCCGTCTCCCGGAGGGACATCGAGATCTATGGGCGCTTCCGGGGAACCAACGCCCTGGAGTTGTGCCGGGAATACGACATCACCAACACGCGGCTCTACCAGATCGTCCACACCGTCCGCAGCATGCGGCGACCGCCCGACCCGGAACAGCCGGAACTGTTCAAGGAGAAAACAGGATGAGCTGTCCGCACGAGAGAGACCCCAAGAAGTGCGTCTGGCGCCAATCGTGGAGTCCCATGCCGTTCGACTGGCTGCGCGAGAGGAGGGCCGCTCGTGCCGCGTAAACCCGTAGAGCCCACCTGCGGAACATGCCTCTGGTGGGCGTATCTGTTCCGCAGGGGGATCTGCAACCGGATCCCGGGACGCCCCGAGCGGGCGATGGACAAGCCGGCTGGCGACTGCAAGTGGTATCACGCGGCGCCGAAGCCGTTGCCGGAGCGACGGAGGAAAGCGGGATGAAAATCCAGTGGGAAGAGTACCTGTTGAGGCTGTCACGTCTGGCCGACGACGTCTCCGAGGAATACGAGTCGGCAAGGTATGTGCTCGACCGAGTCGTTCTTGAAGCGCTCATGAAGGATCTCGGCAGTGCCCGCAAGAAGCTGGCGGTGCACATATCGGAGCAGGCGTCGTGCTCGGGGTGATCGAGCGCTTCGTTCGGTGGTGGGTCGCCGACGAGGAGACAAGTGCCCGGCTGGACCGGATAGACCAGGAACTGCGCGCGGCCGAGGCCGCAGCGCGACAGAAGAGAGAGCGCCCGTTTGCAGGCGGGCTTCTTTCGGCAGCCGGGGGAGGGCGACACCTCCCCCGGCATATTTATCCTGCGGGCGGTCGACGATCTTGACAACGGCCCTTGCGCCGGGCAGGATGTCTGGCGCGAGATGATCGGAGACGCCATCAATTACCTGATCCTGCTCGAAGCGCTCTCCGAAGAGCAAAACCTCTCCGCCTGACCCGGCGGGGGATTCCCCTCCCCCGCCGTTTTCCCCTTCTCCCGAGTTTCCCCAAATCTTTGGGCCGACACGCCCGCGGCACTTTCCTACAGTAAGCGAAATTCGCCGCCCTTCCAGGGGCGCACTGGGGGAAACGTATAATGCAGCCTCGGCCGCAGTACATCGTCATCCACCACTCCGCGACCAAGGACGGCGTCACAAACGACTGGGACGCCATCCGCCGTTATCACATGTCCTGGCGATACCAGGGCAGGATCATCACCCCCGAGGAAGCCCAGGATCTGCTGGCCGGGAACAGCGCCAAAGGCGTAGAGCGCCCATGGTCGGAGATCGGCTATAACCGCGGCTTCGAGCGGGCCGGGAGCGCCCTGGTCCTGCGCGAGGGTCGCGCGATCGGAGAGCCCGGCGCCCACTGCCGCGAGCTCCACATGAACCTCAAGTCCATCGGGTACTGCATCGTCGGCAACTTCGATCTGGAGGCGCCGGACCAGGAGCTTCTTCTGGCCGTCGCCAGGCAGGCGCGGAAGGACTCGGAGAAGTTCGGCATCCCCGTCCAGGCAATCGTCGGACACCGCGAGGTCGGCAAGATGGCCGGTTTCGACTGGCTGAAGGGTCAGTACAAGAGCTGCCCTGGGAAGCTATTCCCGATGGATGTGCTCCGCCGAATGGTCGGCGGGGCGGCGCATGCGTGAATGACGGCTTCTGCTGGGCAGGATTTGCGGCGTGGTATCCGCCGTTCGCCCAGGAGGAGGTCTGCGAGAAATGTCGCAAGGAGAACAACAACCGATGTCCAAGAGGGAGGGGAAGCGATGAAGAAGTTCGGTCTGCCGTTTCTGCTGCTGGTGCTTCTGTTGGTTGCTGCCGCGGGAAACGCCGCCGGAGAGACGATCTCCTGGAGCAACCCCGCAAAGTACGCCGACAACACGGCGATCGCATCCGACAACCAGGCGAAGATCAAGAACTACCTCCGGTACCGGGTCGGAACCGGTAGCTGGACGTATTTCGCGGAGACGACCGGCGGGAAGACGTCCTGGACCGGGACGCTGCCGGTCGCCGAAGGCGTCACGGCTGGATATTCGGTGTCGGCCGCCTTGACCGGAGCGGACGGCATGGAGCGAGATTCGGCGTACAGCCCGGAGGTGAAGTACATGCGCCCTTTCGCGGTACGGATTCCGGGGGCGCCGAGCGGCGTGGCGATCTCGCCCTGATCGGCGCGGCCATCGCGCTCCTGGCGGCGATCGCCCTGCTGGCCGGCGGTCACCCCTGGGCCGCCCTGGCATGCCTCCTGGCGGCGATCGCGCTGGGGATTCTCTGGTACCGACGGAAGAAGAAAGCGAAAGGAGAAACGACATGAAACGGATGAATCGGCAAGCCGCAGCCCTCTGTTTGTTCCTGCTGCTCTTCGTGCTCTTCCTCGCGCTGCCGGCGGCGGCGCAGGACGAGATGCTGGAGCAGCTCGCTCCCCAGAGCTGGATCGATTGGGCGATCGTATTCCTGTCGATCGGCGCCGTCGAGTTACTGAAGATGGCCCTGCCGAGCCCCGAAGGGGAGTCGCGCTGGTCGGCGAAGGTCACCGCCGGCGTCAACCGCGTCCTGCCGTTCGCCCCGCTTGTCATGGCTGCCGTCCTCTATCTCGTCTGGAATTACGAATCCGTCGGGGCCGTACCGATCGGCCAGATCGTCGGGCACGGCGCCGCCCTGGGCGTTTATTCGGGGTACCTCTACCGGGCCGGCAAGGTCACGGTATTCGGGGCGTAGGGAGCTTCGCGTGGCGGCGATCCTTGGTTTCGTGTGGAAGCGCCCCTGGGTGATCGCCCTGGGGGCGCTGCTCCTGCTGTCCGGAGGATTGTATCTGCGGCTGAAGGCGGTCTCCTCGAAGCTCGACCAGGTCAATCGGGAGCTCGCCGTCGTCTCGGCGGAGATCGAGGTGCAGAACGCCGCCATCGAGGCGTGGAAAGCGGCGACGGCCGACCAGACCGACCGAGTGTCTGTGGCGCGCCGGGCTGCCGTCCGACAGAGGACGGCTTCGGACGCGCGTGTCCGCGAGCTCCTGGCCGCGCAGGTGCCGGCGGCTTGTAGCGACGCCATTCGCTGGGCCGCCACGACCGGCCGTGCGATCGCCGCGGAATGGGAGGAGGCCCCTTGAGACGCGCCCTGCTGATCGTTCCGGCCTGCCTGCTGCTGGCCGGTTGTGCCCACACACCGCCGGTTGTCCAGGTTCCGGTGGCGATCCCCTGCCCCGCTCCGCCGGCGACGATCCACCCTTACCTGCCGATCGCGGATTTGCGCGACGGCGAATCTCCCGACAACGTCGTGCGGGCATACGCGGCCAGCGTGGAGGCCCTGATCGGATACACGCGGGAGCTCGAGACACTGCTGTCCGGCTATCGCCGATAGGCGAGCCGATTCCGTATTGGGAGGTCCGGTATGGCAGGACACGACGAAGCCCTGATCCGAGAACACAGCAGGATCCTCGGGAAGATCGAAGGATCCCTGAGTGCGATCGCCGATGGGCAGCAACAGATTCACTCGGCGGTCAAGTCCGTGGATGAACGCCTGCGGAATGTCGAAATGAAGTCGGCCGGGTACGGACTTGTCGCGGGCGGCGTCATGTCGGTGGGCGTGTTGATGCTGAAAGAGCAGATCAAATCCGCGCTGGGCCTGAAGGGATAGCCATGGCCCACGACGAAACGATCCGGAGAGCGCTCCGCAGCTCGTACATCTACGACGGCCTGCCCGTCGAGGCGGCCGCCGAGAAGCATGGGGTATCCGTCTCCACGGCCGCCCGCTGGAAACGCCAGGCGATGGAAGACGGCGACGACTGGGACAAGGCGCGCACCGTGGCCGGCATATCGGGCGAGGGCAAGGAAGATATCTTCCGGACCATCATCCAGGACTACCTGCTGCTCCACAAGAGCACGATCGACAGCATCCGGCTCGACACGCAGGCATCCTCGATCGCCAAGGCGGAGGCGATCTCCCGCCTGGCGGACGCCTTCAACAAGACGGTCAACTGCCTGGGAAAGGTCAACCCCGAGCTTTCCCGCCTGGCGGTCGCCAACGACGTCCTGCAGCATCTGTCCAAGTTCGTGGTGGAAAAGTACCCGCAGCACGGGGAAGCGTTCGTCGAGATCCTGGAGCCCTTCGGGGCGGAAATCGCGCGCATTTATGGGTAGAGGGTTTTCGGTAAAGGAATTCCGGCTGGGGCTCGCCGAGCTCTCGGTCCAGTTGCGCAAGATCATCGAGGCGCAGGTGCTGGGGTTCGATCCGGATCCCGCTAAAAGCGCCGACCGGCGGGAGAAAGCCCTGGAATCCCTCGAGGCTTTCGCGAGGACCTACTTTCCGCACTATATCCAGTACGACAACTCGGTCGTCCATGATTTCCTCTATTCGGAGCTGCCGGCCCTGCTGGAAAGCTCCAGGGGCGAGCACGAGGCGATCGCCGCTCCCCGCGGAGAGGCCAAGTCCACCCTGGTATCCCAGATCTTCGTTCTGTGGTGCGTCGCCCGGAAGATCAAGCACTACCCGCTGATCATCATGGATTCGTACGACCAGGCGGCCATGATGATCGAGGCGATCAAGGCGGAGCTCGAGTTCAATCCGCGGCTATCCCAGGACTTCCCCGAGATCTGCGGCCAGGGCAGGGTCTGGCGTGAGGGCCTGATCGTCACCGCCAACGACATCAAGATCCAGGGTGCGGGCTCCGGGAAGAAGCTCCGCGGGCTTCGGCACGGCCCCTACCGGCCCGACCTGGTCATCTGCGACGACCTCGAAAACGACGAGAACGTCGTCTCCCTCGAGCAGCGGGACAAGACGGAGCGCTGGCTCAACCGGACGGTCCTCAACCTCGGCCCCCCCGACGGCTCGATGGATGTGATCGTTATCGGGACGGTGCTCCATTACGACTCCGTCCTGTCCCGGGTGTTGAAGAACCCCCTCTGGAAGACGCGTGTGTTCCGGTCGGTCATCGAGTGGCCGGACCGGATGGACCTATGGGAGAAGTGGGAAGAGCTGCTGCTGAACGACGGCGACGCCGCCGCGGAGTCGTTCTATCGGCTGCGGAAAAAGGAGATGGAGCGCGGCGCCGTGGTCTCCTGGCCGTCCGCGCGGCCGCTGATCATGCTGATGACGAAGCGTGCGCGGGACGGCCACGCATCGTTCGACGCCGAGCAGCAGAACGATCCGATCTCCTCCGAGGACGCGCTGTTTTCGAAGATCGTCTTCTGGGTGAGCCGGTCCGACTCCTGGCTTTTCTACGGCGCATGCGACCCCTCCCTGGGCAAGCAGGGCTCCGGCCGGGACCCCTCCGCCATCCTCGTCGGCGGTTTCGACCGGAAGACGGGGGTCCTGGACGTCGTCGAGGCGGCGATCGCCAGGCGGCTGCCGGACAAGATCATCGAGGACGTCATTTCCCTGCAGCGCGAATACCGGTGCCTGGTGTGGGGCATCGAGGCGGTCCAGTTCCAGGAGTTCCTGCGCACCGAGCTCGTCAAGCGGTCTGCCAGGGTCGGCGTGCCCGTGCCGGCCCGTGCGCTGATCCCCCACGCGGACAAGATGCTCCGGATCGAATCCATGCAGCCGCACGTCGTCAACGGATTGATCCGTCTGCATCCGTCCCAGAAGGTCCTGCTGCAGCAGTTGCGCCACTTCCCCAAGGCGGACCACGACGACGGTCCGGACGCCCTGCAGATGCTCTGGATGCTGGCCGTCTCCGGATCCGCCTCGTACGCCTATGAATCGGTCGGGTCCGGATATGGGTCCGGCCTGCGGAAGGACAAAGGAGCCTGGTAATGACGAAGCTCTACGACGCCCGGGGGAACCCCATAGACACGGGCTTGCTCAAGCAGGAGATCGCCGCGCCGTCGTTGACCGGAGTGCGGCAGGTCATTTCCGGCCACCCCGCCCAGGGACTCACCCCCCGGCGCCTGGCGGGCCTGCTGCGGGGTGCCGAATACGGAACCCCCATGCCCTACCTCGAGCTGGCCGAAGAGATGGAAGAAAAGGACCTGCACTATCGGTCCGTCCTGTCCACCCGCAAATTGGCCGCCTCCGGGCTGGAGATCACGGTGGAGGCCGCAACCGACGATCGCGGAGACGTCGCCGCGGCCGACCTGGTACGGGAAGAGCTGCTGTGGGACGGCTTCGCGGATGTGGTCCTGGACGTTATGGACGCGCTCGGGAAGGGGTTCTCGGTATCCGAGATCCTGTGGGACACCTCGGAATCGCAGTGGCGTCCCAGGGAGATCGCCTGGCGGGATCCCCGCTGGTTCGTCCCCGACCCGATCGACGGGCGCACGATCCGCCTGCTGGACGAGAATTACTACAACGGCATTCCGCTGCCGCCCTACAAGTTCATCGTCCACACCCCGAAGATCAAGAGCGGCCTGCCGTTGCGCGGCGGCCTCGCCCGGGCGGCGGCCTGGTCGTACCTGTTCAAGAACTTCGGCCTCAAGGACTGGGTAGCCTTCGCCGAGGTGTACGGGCAGCCGGTGAGGGTCGGGAAGTACGGTTCGGGCGCGAGCAAGGAAGACATCGAGATCCTGAAGGACGCCGTCTATTCCATCGGCTCCGACGCCGGCGCGGTGATTCCCGACACGATGATGCTGGAGTTCGTCGACAACGTCGGCAAGGCCGCTTCCGCCCAGGTCTACGAGCGGCTGCTCGATTATCTGGACAAGCAGGTTTCCAAGGCGGTACTGGGACATTCCGGCTCCGCCGATTCCACCCCGGGAAAGCTCGGCGGAGAGCACGAGGCCCGGGAGGTGCGCAAGGACCTGCTCAAGGCCGACGCGCGACAGCTGAGCGCCACCCTGAACCGGCAACTGGTGCGGCCCTTCGTGGATTTGAACCTGGGGCCGCAGAAGGTCTATCCCCGCCTCCAATTGCTGGTCGAGGAGCCCGAGGACCTTACCGCCCTGGCGGACAACATCAAGACGCTGGTTGGGATGCAGATGAAGGTCGGCATGGCATGGGCGCGAGACAAGTTCGGGATTCCGGATCCAGGGGAAGACGAAGAACTGCTCTCCCTTCCGTCGGCGGCTCGGTCCGCCGGGCCGGGCGACCAGGGCGATGCGCTTCCGAAGCCGGGAGGCGTCGAGGAGAAAGAAGGAGCAAAAGCCGGCGTGACGGAGGGGAATATTGGCGGCACGGCACGTTCGCCCCGCGGATCCGCGGCCAACGCGGCCGACTCTTCCGCGACGGACGTCATTGATCAGTACTCCGATCGGCTGGGCGAGGAGGCGTTGCCGTTGATGGACGACTTCGTCGAGCCGGTTCGGCGATTGGTCATGGAGGCGAAAAGCCTCGAGGAGATCCGGGACGGCCTGCTCGCCCTGTACCCGGAGATGGATCCGGCCGCCCTCGGAGATCTCATCATGCGGGCGTTGACGGCGGCCGAGCTGGCCGGCCGCTTCGAGGTCAGGGATGGCCGGTGAGGTCAAATACGGGTCCCTTCCCTTTCCGGAGGCGATCAAATTCTTCCGGGAGAAGGTAGACATTCCCACGAAGCACTGGGACGACCTGCTGGGGGATATGCACGCCCGCGGGTTCATGGTGGCGGGGGCTTCCGGGCAGATCCTGGCGGATTTCAGGGTGGCGGTAGAGAAGGCGATCGCGGAAGGCACCACGCTGCAGGAGTTCCGAAAGGACTTCGACGCGATCGTCGCGACGCACGGCTGGAGCTACAAGGGGTCCCGGAACTGGCGATCCGAGGTGATCTTCACCACGAACCTGCGCACGGCGTACGCTGCCGGCCGCTACCGGCAAATGACGGATCCGGACGTGCTGGCGTACCGGCCCTGGTGGCAGTACCGGCACGGAGATTCCCGGGTACCGCGGGAGCTGCACCTGTCCTGGGACGGCCTGGTGTTGGCCGCGGACGATCCCTGGTGGGACGTCCATTACCCGCCCAAGGGCTGGGGCTGCAAGTGCCGTGTATTCGCCCTCTCCGGCCGCGACCTGAAAAAGCTCGGCAAGGACGGACCGGATCCGGCGCCGAACGACGGGACCTACGAGTGGGTGGACCGCAACGGCGTGGTACACGAGCTGCCGCGCGGAGTCGATCCGGGTTGGGACTACCACGTCGGCAAGGCCGCGTGGGGACGGTCGGAGGCGCTGCGGCTTTCGGAGGACCAGGGGCCGTGGACGGATCTCGACCCGGCGGGGCCTTCGATGTTCGGCCGGCCGGAGATGATGGAAGTGGACGATCCGCAGGGAGCTCTCGGGCATCCGGTGGAAAAGGGAAACGTCGACGCGCTGCGCCAGGCGTTGCGGGATGTCCTCGGCGGCGAGGAGGGAATGTTCGTCGATCCGATCGGCGTCGCCGTCACGGTGACGCAGGCCCTGGTGGATCACATCCTGCAGAATCCGGAAAAGCGTTGGGACGGCCGTGATGCGTACTTCCCGTTCATCCCGGAGCTCATCCAGGACCCCTATGAGATCTGGGTGAACTTCGCCAGGAGCGAGATCTCGGGGCGGGTGTCGCTGCGCCGGAAATACGTGAAAGCGATCCGGCTCGACAAGAAAACGGTCGTCGGGCTGTACGCGGAACTGCAGGACGGGCACTGGGTGACCGGAAACCTGTTTCGGGGTGGCGTATCGGGGATCAAGAACTTGCGCAAGGGGCGGCTGCTATGGGGAAGGAAATGAGACTACGGTCCCCCGGACGGGCCGCGTCGCCCGGCAACCGGCTAACGGGGTACGGCCCAGCCGGCGCCTGCAAAACCAGCATAACAAGCTGCCAAGGCGGCGTCAACGACGGACACGCGAAAGGAGATCGACATGCTGGATGGCTGCCGTTACGAGCTGAGCAATGAGGAGATCGCCAGGGCGACGAAGGATTTCTCGTACCACCCGCCCAAGCCGGATCAGATCCCGCGGTACAACCAGATCCGGGAGACGGCCGGCTCCGTTGCGCTGGGCCTGATGCAGTATTGCCCTCCCTCGAGGGAGCGCTCCGTCGCGCTGACGAAGCTTGAAGAGTGCGTCATGTGGGCAAACGCCGCGATCGCCAGGAACGAATAAGCCGGGCACAGCGATGGCCGGCGCCCGCATAGAGATCGTCGTGGACGACGCCGAGGTCAAAGCGTCACTGAAGCGGCTTGCGGAGAAGACCTCCGATTTCGGCCCCGCCATGAAGGACATCGGGGAGTATCTGGTGCGATCCACCGATGAGCGGTTCGACGCCCAGCACGATCCTTCCGGCGCCCCCTGGGCCCCGCTGGCTCCGTCCACCCTCGCCCGGAAGAAGGGCTCCAAGATCCTCATCGAGACCAGCCGCCTGCGGGATTCCATCCACTACCAGGCCGGGGAAGACGAGGTCCAGGTGGGGACCGACGTCGTTTACGGCGCTATCCATCAGTTCGGCGGGAAAGCGGCGGCCGAGATCCCCGCCAGGCCCTTCCTCGGGATCTCCGACGCGGACCGACTGGAGATCCTCGATATCATCGAGGACCACATCACAGGGAAGCGCGCATGAAAAATCGCCCGTATTTGACTTATAGGCGACCTTCGCGTTTTCCCGCCCGTCCCCCCGGAAAATTTCCGATCGCGATTTTTAACGGGGTTGTAACGGGGTCAAATGGGGTGTTTCGCGCGTACTTTTGTTCTCGCGGGGAGATTTTTTCGGGCGAATGTTCCGCTCCTCCGGCCGTGTCGGCCTGTTTCGCAGACATAAACCACCGGAATCTTGCAGAAATTCCCCAAATCTTTGGGGAGACCCCGGCTTGCCCGGAAAGGTAGGGTGACGCCATGCCCACTCTTGTCCATCAGATCTGCTGCGCGCAGGAGCTGCCCGAGGGCCTTCCGGAGTGGATCCAGCTCCTCCCCGCAGGCGATATCGCCACCCGGGACGGACGGGGTCCTTACCGCAACACCGATCCGGCCAGGGTCCTCGAAGAGTTCCTGGCCTACGGAATGCCGATCGCCGTCGACTACGAGCACCAGAGCCTGGAGGCGGAGGAGAAAACCTCCCCCACGCCGGCGGCCGGATGGATCCACGAGCTGGAGATCCGGGAGGGCGAGATCTGGGGGCGGGTCGAGTGGACCGAGCGCGCCGCCGGGATGATCGCCGCGAAAGAGTACCGCTACATCAGTCCCGTCTTCGAGTATGTCCCCAAGACCGGCGAGATCATGCGCCTGGTTTCCGCGGGGCTCACCAACCGACCGAACCTTTACCTGCGGGCAGTGGCCCGAGAAGGAGGAAAGCGCATGCAAGAGCTTATCGAACGGCTGTGCTACATGATCAACCTGCCCGTGACGAGCACCCCCGAGGAAATCGTCACGCACCTGCAGCGGCTCATCGACCTGGTCCAGGGCAGCGCATCCGCCGCCCAGGCGATGGCGAAGGCGCTTTCGCTGCCCGAGGAGACTCCCATCAACGACGTCGCCACGGCCGTATGCTCCCGCCTGGCCGCGCTCCCCGATCCCGCGAAGTATGTACCGCGCGAGGAATACGAGCGGGTGGCAAGCACCCTGCGGACGCTCCAGGATCAGGCCGTCAGGGATGCCGCCGAACGCTCCGTATCCGCGGCGATCTCTTCCCGCAGGCTCTCCCCGGCGATGAAGCCGTGGGCGATCGATTACGCCACGAGGGACCCGAAGGGGTTCGACGAGTTCGTCAAGGCGGCGCCGGAGATCGTCTCCGAGGGAGCCAAGACCCCCGGCGGTGCGCCTCCGGGCGGGTCGATCCATGGCGAAACCGCCGCGCAGAGCGCGATCGACAAATACAAGGCCGCCCACCCGGGCGTTTCCGACAAGGATGCCGCCCTGGCGGCCGCGGCTGCCAACCCCGAGCTCTTCAGGGAAAGGAGATAGATCGCCATGATGGGACAGACGACCGGTTGCATCGAAAAGACCGTCAAGTGCACGGCGGCCATCGGGACCGCCTACACGATCGCGAAGTTCGGAGCCGACGACGATACGCTGTCGGCCGCCTCGGCGGCGACGGACGCCCTGGTCGGTGTATTCCAGCACATCACCGCGGCTGTGGGCGACGCGGTGCGCGTCATGCTCGACGGGATCAGCCGCGCCAAGCTCGGCGGCACCGTCACCCGGGGCAGCGAGCTCACGTCCGACGCGTACGGGAGGGCTGTTGCGGCAACCCTGGCGGAGCAGAGCCGCATCGGCATCGCCCTTGCGTCCGGCGTCGAGGACGACATCGTCCCGATCCTGATTCTCCCCCGGAAGGGGTTGTCCGCCGCCGCCGCTTCCAAGGATGTTGTGGCCAACGCCGGCCAGATCGCGACGACCGGCAACCTGGACGTCCTGGTCGTGGCGCCGGAGACCGGCGTGCTCGCCGGAGTGGATTTCGTCGGCGAGGACGCCCTGGACGCCAACGACACCAACTACGTAACGTTCTCCGTCACGAACAAGGGGCAGGCCGGAGCCGGCAGCACCGCGATGCTCGCGGCCGCCGACGCCAACACGACGAAGGCCACCGGCGGCGCGGCAATCGGGGCGCTGGCCCGCAAGGCGCTGACCCTGCACGGCACGCCGGCCAACCTGGTGGTGGCCAAGGGCGACGTGCTGCAGGTCCGGGCGGCGGCCTCGGGCACGCTGGCCAACGCGGTCGACCGTTGCTCGTACATGCTGCGCTTCGGCAGCGCGGCCTGATCTTTCAACCAGGCTACGAAAGGAGATTACGCCCATGCCCGAACCGAATGTCCTGCACGTCGATGCGATCCTCTCCAACCTGTCCGTCAAGTACCGCAACGAGGACATGATCTGGCCGCTGATCATGCCCGTCATCAAGGTGGGAAAGCGGAGCGACAAGTATTTCGTCTACAACAAGGCGGATTCCTACAAGCTCGCCGACGATGCGCTCGGTCCCAAGAGCCTGCCCAACGAGGTCGACTGGGGAACCACCCAGGAGAACTACTCGGTGACCGACCACGGCCTCGGCGACTGGCTGCCCCAGGAGACGATCGACAACTCCGACAACCCCCTGGCGCCCGAAGCTGACACCAACGAGTTCATCAACATGTGCCTGGACGTCGCCCAGGAGAAGCGCGTTGTCGACAAAATCTTCAACCAGGCGACGTACCCGAGCGGCAACAAGACGCAGCTCTCCGGAACGTCCCGGTGGGGGAACGCGGCCGACAACCCGATCGGGAACGTTCTCACCGCGGTGGAGGCCTGCTTCGTCCGGGCGAACACGCTGGTGTTCGGCCAGGAAGCGTGGACGAAATTCCGTGCGCTCCCCGAGATCCTGGACGCCGTCAAGGCCACCAGCCGGTACCAGGGTTCTCCGGGCGGTCTGGCGACGGCCGCCGAAGTCGCGGCGCTGTTCGAGGTGAAAAACGTCCTGGTCGGCCGCGCCCGCTACATCACCGCGAAGGAAGGCCAGACGCCGGCCTACGCCCGCCTGTGGGGCAAGCACATGGCGGCGCTCCACGTGGCGCCGGGGCCCCCGGGCATCAAGTCGATCACCTTCGGCGGGACTTTCGCGGAGACCCTCCGGCAGACGCAGCGCGATTTCGATCCCAAGCGGGGCGTCAAGGGCGCGCACTACATCAAGGTCGCCTGGAACAGCGACGAGAAGATCATCGCGCCGGATCTCGGCTACTTCATTCAGGACGCCATCGACTGAGCCATAAGGAGGCCTCGCACATGCCGAAATACGTGGTCGGAGACATGCAGATCCACCTGGGCGTCGGGAAGGAAGTGCGGGTCCTGGAGCCCGGATCCGTGGTGGATCTCACCGTAAAAGAAGCGGAGACGATCGGGAAGGGCGTTCAGCCGATCCCTCCGGAGAAAGAGAAATAATTCGTGGCCTACGCGACGCAAGCCGACATGGAGGATCGCTTCGGGGCGGCGGAGCTGGTGAAGCTCACCGACCGGGGCGATCCTCCCGCCGGTCAGATCGACGCGGCCGTAGTGGCGCGCGCGATCGCCGACGCGGAGGCCGAGATCAACGGGTACCTGGCCGGCCGGTATGCCCTGCCGCTGGCCTCGGTACCCGCCGTGCTGGCCCGGATCGCGTGCGACCTGGCCAGGTACTACCTGTACGACGACTGGACGAACGAGCCGGTGCGAGACCGCTACGAGGACGCCGTCCGGCTGCTGAAGGGTATTTCCGAGGGGAAGATCGCCCTCGGGATCGATCCGGCGACGCAGGATCCCGTGACGCCCTCCGGAGCCGCCTCGTCGACGGCGGCGACCCGGGTGTTTTCCCGGGACACCATGAGGGGGTACTGAAGAAATGGCCGATCCGGTACGCGAGAAGAACCTGCAGAACCTGGCCGACGTGGTCTCGACGGTAAAGCAGTCCGGCGGGTATGAGATCGACGTCAGGACCGTCGAGCGCGTGCGCCGGAGAGGGTACCAGATGCACGATTACACGGCGGTGAACATCCTCGAGGGGGTCGAGAAGAAACAGGACGGCCCCGGGCATCTCGTCACCTGTTTCCTGCCGGTCTACATGGAGATCTCCGTGTGGAAGGCGGAAGACCTCGCCTCCGAGGCGAACAAGGCGATGGCGGCGGTGATGAAAGCCGTCATGGCCGATCCGCAGCGGGGCGGTTGGGCCACCGACACCCGGGAGGTCGGCAGCCGGATGTTCCTCGACGAGAAAGACCCGGCCAGGCCGATCGGCGGCTTCCGGGTGGAGCTGTCGATCGAATACAGACACGTGCGCAACAACCCGTACGCCTCGATGTGACGAAGGAGGAATCCAGGCCATGCTGATCCGCAAGACGACCCTGCTGGCGAAGGTGGAAACGACGTACGGCACGGACGCGACTCCGACTCCGGAAGCCAACGCGATCCTGTGCAAGAACCCCGATCCCCGGGCGACCGGCGAGGAGCTGGTGCGGGACAACGTCCGGTCGACCCTCGGGCCCCTGGCGCACGTCATCGGGGAGAAATACGGCGAGGTGAAGTTCTCCACGGAGCTCAAGGGAAGCGGATCCGCCGGCGTCGCCCCGGAGATCGGACCCCTGTTCAGGGCATGCGCCTTCAAGGAGACGGTCGTCGAGAGCACGTCCGTGGCCTACGATCCCGACTCCGGCGGCGACGATTCCCTCACGATCTACGTCTACCGGGACGGGCTGCTCTACAAGCTGACCGGCTGCCGGGGGACGGCCGAGGTCGATCTGTCCGCCGGGAAATACGGGGAGATCGCCTGGACCTTCCAGGGGATCTGGAACGATCCGGTGGACGCCGCCCTGGTCGACGGCACCTACGCCGCCGTGCAGCCGCCGGTGGTCTTCTCCGCCGCCCTCTCGATCGGCGGCTATGCGGCGGTGTGCACGAAGCTCGCGCTGAACCTGGCCAACAGCCTGGCGCAGCGGCGGGACATGAACCACGCCAACGCGATCCGGGAGATCGCGATCACCGGCTGGAACGACCGCGGCGGATCGTTCGACCCCGAAGCGGCGCTGGAAGCCGCGCATCCGTTCTACGCCAACTGGAAAAACGGCGTCCAGGCGGCGCTGACCTGCACCGTCGGCGGCACCGCGGGCAACCGTTGCGTCGTCTCGGCGCCCAAGGCCCAGTACAAGTCGATCGGCCCGGGCGAGCGCGACGGGATCTACGTCTACGACATCCCGCTGCGCCTTGCCGTGAACGCAGGCGACGACGAAGTGAAGTTCCTGTTCAACTGACCGCAAACCGCCGAAAAAGGAGCGCGACAAAATGCCGATAGCGATCGACCCGGGAAAGACTTGGGACTACGTCCTCAAATGCGACCGGGAGCTGCCCGAGGAGCAGCGGACCGTATTCAGCCTGCGGGTGCTGACGGCCAAGCAGCTCGCGGAGCTCGAGGATCGCGCGGTCCGGAGCGATCCGGCCGGCAACCTCGAGTATCGCACCGGCACGTCCACGCTCCAGATCCTCAAGATGGGGGTCACCGGCTGGAAGAATTTCCGAGGCGCGGACGGCTCCGAGATCCAGTTCCGGGAGAACAACGGCAATCCTCGGGACGAAAACTGGGACCTCCTGCGGCCGGAATGGCGGCGCGAGCTGGCCAACGCCGTCACGGAGCAGAACCGCCTGTCGGAGGAGGAGAGAAAAAACTCGTAGTGCTCGCGGCGTTTTTGGCCGGCGAGCTGGACCGGTACGACTGCGGGAAATGCCCGCCGGAATTGCAGGAGCAACGGGGATGCAGGGAGGATGCGAAAAGCCCCCTGCTTCAATTCGAGGACGGATCGGATCTCAAGCGCTGCCCGGTCCGGTCGATCACGCCGGAGATAGCGCGGCTGTCCAGGGCGTACCGGTACGCAAAGCAGGGGCTGTTCCCGGCGGCCGGCGGCTGGCTGGACCAGAGCGCCACGATGATTGAGGCGCTGGATCTGCTGGATAAGGAGGTCGCGAGCTATGCAGAAGCAAGACGAACTCGCGATCGTCGTCCGCGTTAGGGACTTCGCGACGGCGGCCCTCGAGAAGGTGAAGGCCGTCGTCGGTGGAATCGGGGGGCATATCGCGGGCCTGTCCCGGAACTGGATGGCCTACGGCCTGGCGGCGTCGGCTGCGATCATGGTCGCCGCGAAAGCGTGGAACGTCGCCGAGATGGGCGCGAAATTCGCGCAGCAGAAGCACTACCTCAACGACCTGGCCGCCGCCTACGGCACCACCGCGGACTCCATGGTCGAAAACATCAAGCGCATGTCCGGAGGCGAGATCGACACGAAGACCGCCGTGGAAGTCGGCGCGTCCGCCACCTCGAAGGGGATGAAGCCGGAGCAGTTGTATCAGCTCGCCCGGGCGTCGGAGACGCTGGCCGACGTGACGGGCGAGAACACGGCGGAGGCCTTCCGGAAATACGCCCTGCAGGTCGTAAACGCCAAGAAGCCGACCGAGGAGCTGCGGCAGATCATGGAGCAGGCCTCCGCGGTCCAGGGTGTCCTGGGCTCGTCGACGGACGACGTGGCGGACAAAATGGCGCGGGTGAGGGCCCAGCTGGAAGATGCAAAGCTCGCCATGCAGGTTCTCGTCATGCGGGGCGGCTTGTTGTTGCTGGGCCTGTTCCAGACGGCTGCAGCTGCGGCTTTGACGCTCGCGAACGCCCTGGCTGCTCCCGTTACCGCAATCACCGCGATGACCGACGTTCTCGGGATCACCGAGGGTAAATTCGAGAAGATGCTCGCATTTCAGGAGCAGCTCGGGGAAGCTGCGTCCTACACGTGGGGGCAGGCCAAGGATAGTTTCTCGGCCATGGCGTACGGGCTCGACGAAACAGCAATCGCCGCCGGCCGTAGCAAGGAAGCGCTTGAAAAGCTCTTTAACAAGGACAAGGTCAAGGAACATCAGAAAGCCCTCGAGGATTCCCAGGAGAAGATCGACCAGATGTACGCCCAACACGGCGCCTCCCGGGCGCGTACCGAGGGGGAATTCACGCGGGCGAAGATCGTGGAGTTCGAGGCGGCGCACAAAGTGGCCTTCTCGGACCTGGCGCCGGAATACCGCGCGCGGTTCCTCGAGGTGGTCCGCGACGACTGGGGGAAGGTCCTCGAATCGCTCTCCCAGGAGCAGCGGGAATGGGCGTCCGAGGTGGCACGCCTGGCGGTGGCGGCTTCGGCGGCGGAGATGGCCGCCCGGGCGGCCGAAGCCGAGGATACGGTGCGGCACGAGATGGCGCTCGATGAGATGCGCTACGACCGCTACGAGATCCTCGAGTCGGAGCTGATCAACCGCCGGGCGGAGAACGAGAAGAGGATCCTCTCTTTTCGCCGGGCCGCCCTGGCCGACCAGTCCGCATCCACCGACGGCGAGGATCCGGAGCAGGTGAAGATCCTCTCCGAATATCGGCGCATCCAGGGGCAGATCGCCCGGATCGAGGAGCTGCGCGCGGGGCAGTACAACGCGGCGATCACCCGGGAGACGCGGGAGCAGCTCGAAAACGCCCGGGCGATCGCGCGGGAGACGGAATCGCTGGGGATGACCGGCAACCGGAAGGCCGTCCACGACATGCAAAGCGCCTACGAAGACGACGTGGCCAGGCATAAAGAGATGGTCTACCGGAAACAGATCACCTGGGAGGAATACGACCGCTGGGCGGTCGCCCGGGAAGGGCGCCTGGCGGAAGACCTGAAGGAGATCGAGGGGAGCTATTACGACGGCGCCCAGAGGGCGCTGGAAGAGTATATCGACGACGCCCGGAACCTGTTCGCCCAGGGGCGGGATTTATTCGCCAACATGCTGGGGGGCTGGGAGGATTCCCTGGTGCGATTCGTAACCACCGGCAAGGGGAAGTTCCACGACTTCGCGGACTCGGTGATCGCGGACCTGGCGCGGATCGCCCTGCGCGCGACCATCACGGCACCGCTGGCGAACGGGCTGCTTGGGCTGTTTTCCGGCGGCGGCGCGGCGGCGTCCTCCGTCAGTCTCTCCGGCGGGAACTACGCGCTCTCCGGGCTGTCCAACGCCGGCGGATCGTGGTTTCCGCCCGTCACGGGCATGGCCTCCGGCGGTCCGTACCAGGCCGGCAAGACTTATATGGTCGGCGAGCGCGGCATCGAGCTGTTCAAGGCGGGGGTCTCCGGCACGATCGTTCCGAACCACGCCCTGGGCGGGAACACCACGATCAACGTCAATGTGCCGGTAACCGTATCCGGCGACGGCGCTTCCTCCGGACGGCGCGGCTCGGCCGGAGATGCGGCTGAAACCGCCTCGGCTCTCGGCCAGGCCATCCGTCGCGCCGTGACCGACGAGATCCTGTCGCAGAAGCGCCCCGGGGGGCTGCTGTATGTCTGAGACCTTCACCTGGTCCCCGTCCTACTCCTCGTCCCTGGACCGCGAGCCGCGGATCCTCGAGGCGGCGTACGGCGACGGCTACGCGCAGCGCACCGGGGACGGCATCAACAACGCGCCGGGGACCTGGAACCTCTCGTTCGATACGCGAGAGCAGTCCGAGATCTCGGCGATCGACGATTTCCTGGCCGCGCGCGGCGGCCACGAGTGGTTCTACTGGACGCCCCCCGGGAAAACGCAAGGAAAATACGTCTGCAAGGCCTGGAAGGCCAGCTATACCGGGCTTCGCAACAGCAGTTTGACGGCCGTTTTCCTGCAGAATTTCACGAACGAGACGTAAGGGCGGCATGGCGATCCGATCCGACATCCAGAAGCTCTCCCCGGGGACGCTCGTCGAGCTGTACGTCATCGACCTGTCGATCTTCGGCCAGGGGCTGTTCCGCTGCCACTCCGGCACGAAGGCGCTCGGAGCGGGGCCTATCGTGTTCCAGGGAAACAGCTACGTTCCGTTCCCGATCGAGGCCAGCGGATTCGAGTGCGTCGGCCAGGGGCAGTCGCCGCGGCCGAAGGTCACCGTGGCGAACGTGGACCAGTTCATCGGCGCGCTGAACCGTGCGTACGACGACATTGTCGGCGCGAAGTTCACCCGGAAGCGTACCTTCGCGAAATATCTGGACGGCGAGGCGACCGCGGATCCTCTGGCTGAATTCCCGCCGGACATCTACTACATCGAGCGGAAGATCGGGGAGACCAGCGTCTCCGTGGAATACGAGCTGGTCGGCATCTGGGACCTGGAAGGCGTCAAGCTGCCCGCCCGCCAGGTTGTCGCAGACGTCTGCTGGTGGCATTACAGGGACGGCGACTGTCCGTATACCGGAGGCCCCGTAGCGCAGGAAGACGACACGCCGACCGACGATCCCGACCTGGACAAGTGCGGCCGGCGGGTATCGTCCTGCCAGCTCCGGTTCGGCTCCGACGCGCCGCTGCCGTTCGGGGGATTCCCCGGCGCCGGGAGGGTGTACTGATGGACGCGACGGTCCTGGAGACGATCCGGACGCACGCCGTAGAAGTGCCGGCCGAGGAGGTCTGCGGCCTGATCGTCGCGGCCGAGGGCGGCGCGCAAGTTCCCGTGAGGGCGAGGAACCTGTCGGAAACGCGCGGCACGCATTTCGTGCTCGATCCCGCCGATTACGTCGCGGCCGTGAAGCTCGGGGAGATCGCGGCGATCTATCATTCCCACACGGCCGACGAGGTCGCCGCTCCGTCTCCCGCCGATATCGCCGCCTGCAACCGCCTCCGGATCCCGTACGTGATCTACTACGGGGCCACGGACGCCTTCGAGACGATTCTCCCGGCAGCGGAGCCCACGCCGCTGATCGGCCGGAAGTTCATCTGGCACGTCCACGACTGCTACACGCTGATCCAGGACTATTACGACCGCACCCTCGGGATCCGCCTGCCGAACTTCGCGTACGAGCCCTTCTTCTGGCGGAAAGGCGGGAACCCGTACATGGAGGGGTTCGCGGCGGCGGGGTTTTCCAGGATCGACGATTCCCCCAGGGTACACGACGTCGTGCTGATGCAGATCCACGCTTCCGTGCCGAACCATGGGGCGGTCCTCCTCGAGGACGGGAAGATCCTGCATCACGTGATCGGACGGCTGTCGTGCCGCGACATCTACGGGGATTACTGGCGCCGCGTGACGGTGCACGTCATCCGGCACAAGGAGCTCGCGTGAAGAAGGTATCGCTCGAAGGCGTGCTGGGGGATCGGTTCGGCCGGGAATGGAGTCTCGACGTCCGGACGCCGGCGGAAGCGCTGCGGGCGATCGGCGTCCAGGCGCGCGGATTTCTCGAATTCCTTCGCGACGCGGCCGGAGACGGCATCGCGTTCCGGATCCTGCTGGACGAGGAGGAAATCGGGGTGGACCGGCTGGCGGGCCCGTATTCCGCCCGCGAGGTCTTCCGCGTGGTTCCGGTCCCCGCCGGCGCCGCCAGCGACGGCCTGAAGATCGTCCTTGGTGCCGTCCTGGTGGCCGCGGCGGTGATCATGTCCGGACCCATCGGCGGAGCAGCCGTCAATCTTGGAGCGGAAGCGTTCGCTATTGCCGGCATGAAAATCGCCTACGGTTCGATTGCGATGTTCGGAGTCGCGCTGATGGCCTCCGGGATCTCCATGGCGATGACGAAGACTCCCGAGGTCGGCGACCTGGACACCGCGGAGAACAAGGCGAGTTACCTGTTCAACGGCCCGGTCAACACCTTGGCGCAGGGAGGGCCCGTGCCGATCGGCTACGGGCGGCTGACGGTCGGCGCCACGCTCATCTCCGGCGGGATCGCGGTGAACCAGATCATGGCGTACTCGGAAGCCCCGGAGTATGCCTGGTGACGACGGGAATGACGAAACAGCCCTTTGCGATCGCCGGCGCGGGCGGCGGCGGGAAATCCGGAGGAGGCGGCAGCAGCACGCCGCGGGAGGATCCGGATTCCCTGCAGTCGCAGGCGCTCGCGCGCGGGATCGACCTGATCTGTGAGGGGCCGATCGTCGGTCTGGTCGACGGCCCGCAGTCGGTCTTCGTGGACGGCACTCCCCTGGCGGGCCCGAACCACCTCGAAGAAGGCGAGCCCCAGTACAACTTCAGCGGGATCTCCATCGCCACGCGGCTGGGCACCCAGGACCAGACCTACATCGGAGCCGGGCCCGGGGAGCCGGCTATCCCGTCGGTCGAGTCGGAGACGGACGTCTCGGTGGAGATCACGCAAGCGTCTTCCGCAACGCACCAGATCACGGACACCGGGGCGGACTCCGTGCGGATCCGGCTGGGATTCCCCACGCTCTCCGAAGTGGACGTCTCCAACGGAGACACGCACGGCTCGACCGTGCAGATGCGGATCGACCTGCAGAAGTCCGGCGGGGATTTCGTCGCCCAGCCGGTAGGGATGGCCTACAGCGCCATGACTCTGACGGGCGGGTACCTGGTCAACGGCGTCGCCGCGAAATCGTTCCTGGTGCGGGTCGCCTACAGCCGGGTCCATTACGACGAAGACACGCCGGGCGATTCCCACTTCACGTACGCGATCCAGTACCGGGCGAACGGCGCCACGGACTGGATCACGTACGAGCAGAAGACGATCGCGCCCCCCTCCAGCCATTCCTCGAAATCGACGGCCACGACCGTCTCGACGGTGACGCTGCCGTCGTCAGGGATCTGGAATATCCGCGCGGTGAAGATCAGCGGGGCTCCCTCCCTGAAATCGTTCCAGGGCGCCGCCATGGTGCCATCCACGACGATCACTGTCTCCGGCAAGACGATGTCCGAATACGAGCGGGCCTATACCATCCCGCTCGAGGCCGGCACCGGCCCCTGGAACGTCCGCGTGACCCGGCTCACGGCGGACTCCACGACGCAGTACGTGCAGAACGCTTCCTGGTGGAAATCCTACACGCTGGTCCGGAACGAGAAATTCACCTATCCGCACTCCGCTCTCGTGGGGTTCACGGTCGATTCCAGCCAGTTCTCGTCGATCCCGACCCGGGCGTACGACATGAAATTCCTGATCGTGAAGGTGCCGTCGAACTACGACCCGATCACGAGGCAGTACACCGGCACGTGGGACGGGACGTTCGTCCTGGCGTGGACCGACAACCCTGCCTGGTGCTTCTACGATTTGGCGACGAACAACCGTTACGGGCTGGGGAAGCATATCGCGGCCGAGCTGCTGGACAAGTGGTTCCTGTACGAGATCGGCCGCTACTGCGACGAGCTCGTCCCGTCCGGTTATCTCGACGACAGCGGGAACGCCATCCTGGAACCGCGGTTCACGCTCAACTGCTACATACAGACCCGGACGGAGGCCTACAAGCTGCTGAACGACCTGGCCTCGGTTTTCCGGGGGATGGCGTACTGGGCGGGCGGGTCGATCATGGTGGTCCAGGACTCCCCGGCCGACCCGGAAATGATGTTCACGGCGGCAAACGTCGTCGACGGCGTGTTTCAGTACACCTCGTCGTCGAAGCGGGCGCGACACACCGTTGCTCTCGTGCGCTGGAACGACCCGACGAACATGTGCAAGCAGGCGGTGGAATACGTCGACGACGAGGAAGGAATCGGCCGGTACGGGATCAACCAGACCGAGACCACGGCGTTCGGCTGCATCTCCCGCGGGCAGGCGCGGCGGTTCGGGAAATGGATCCTTTATTCGGAGCTGAACGAGCGGGAGATGGTCACGTTCCGGACCGGGTTCGACGGGACGTATCTCCGGCCGCTGAGCGTCTTCGGGGTATCCGACCCGAACCGGGCCGGCCGCCGGGTCGGAGGCCGGGTTGTCGAGGCGACGACGACCGTCGTCACGCTGGACGCCCCCGTGACCATCGAATCGGGCAAGACCTACACCCTGTCCGTCATCCTCGAGGACGGCTCCCTGGAGGATCGCGCCGTTTCGAACGCGGCGGGCTCCCACACGGAGATCGTCGTCGCTTCTGCGTTTTCGTCCGCGCCGGCTCCGGATGCCATCTGGGTGCTCAAGGCCTCCGATCTGACCGTCACGCTGTGGCGGGCGTTGTCGATCACCGAGCCGAAGAAGGGGATCCTCGAGATCGTCGGGCTGTCGCACTACCCCGGGAAATTCGACCTGGTCGAGCAGGGCGTGAAGTTCGCCGAAATACCGACCTCGTACATCACGCCGGAGTCGCACCAGATACTGCCTCCGACGGGCTTGACGCTGGCCGAGGAAGCGTACGGGATCCAGGGGGGCGTCGTCGCCTACCGGCTCGTCGCGTCGTGGACGCCGTCCGTCAGCACGAACGTCATCGGCTACCAGGTCTCCTATCGCCACGTGGGCGACAACTGGACCACCCTGCCGAACCAGGCGATGCTCTCGGCGACGATCGACAACGTGCAAGTCGGCAACTACGAGGTCCGCGTGCGCGCCCTGAACGACCGGGGCCTGTATTCCGCGTACGAAACGGCGGAAATCACCGTCACGCACACCGGGAACGGCCTGCCTGCGATCGCCAGCCCGCTGTTCACGACCTCCAGGTGCACCTACACGGACAAGATCCAGCTCGTCTGGAGCCCGGTCGGCTCGGATGCGCTGGCCTACTACGAGGTCCGGACGGACACCAACTGGGGCGTGGACGATTCCGGCCTGGTCTACCGGGGCCTGGCCACGACGTTCACGATGAAGCCGACCGGGGCAGCCAGCTATACGTTCCACATCAAGAGCTACGACAGGCAGGGGAACTTCTCGATAACGTACGACTCGATCACGCTGACCTATACCGTGCCGGCGCCGGCGTTCGTCTCCTGCGAGGGAGGATTCCGGCGGGTGCGGATCGAATGGGAACCGATCAACGACGAATCGTACGACGTCGTGGAGGTGTGGCGCGCTGCGACGAATGACCGCTCCGGAGCCACAAAGGTCGGAGAGATTCACAGCAACGTCTTTGTGGACGCGAGCGGCCTGTCGATTTCCGCGACGTATTACTACTGGCTGCGGACGCGTTCCATTTTCGGCACGTGGTCCGCCTGGGATACGGGCGACACGGCCGGCCACACGGCGACGACCAGCGCGATCAACACGGCGGACCTGGCGGACGATCTGATCCAGGAGGCGCTTGCCGCCGCCGGGATCGTGCCGCCGAAGGTCGTCTCTTCTTTGCCGGCACTCCCGGACCCGCTGTACCCGGAGGGATCGCAGGTTTACTTGACCGCGGACGGGAAGCTTTACCGGAACAGGGGGGGCGAAGGGTCCCCTGCGGACGAGTACGCCGACAACCTGGATCGCGCGTCGCTGGGAGCAGAGTATTCCACCGGAAACGGGTTCAATCCGCTCTCTATCGAGTCGAACCAGCTGCGGAGTTCCGGCGGGTTCGGAGCTGCTTACCGAAACGACTGGGAGGGTGGAGCGGACCAGTACGTCGGCATGCAGCTGAAGACGGCCGGAAACCCCATGTCGGTATCCGCGCGCTGCTCACCGGCCGGCTCCGCGTACGAGTTCTACGTGGTCAGCAACAGTTTCGGCGCAGGGAAGAATATCGGGATATGGAAAGCGGTGGCGGGAAGCGGCGCCGATGTGGCCACCGGCACAGCGGCGCTTGCCGCCGACGATCAGATCGAGATCCGCGTCACCGGAACGAATCCGGTCGTGATCAAGGCCTACATCAACGACGTGGAGGTGTTGTCCTACTCGGACAACGCCTCGGATCGACTCCTTGACGGGGCTCCGGGCTGGGCCATATACGGTACAACCGCCAGAGCGGACAACCTCGCGTGGGGAAATTTCGGGACCCCGGACACGGGTGGATGGACGGCCGAGGTCGACGGCGCGGACCTGAAAGCCAATTCCGTTACCGCCGGCCAGCTCGCCGTTGGAGCCGTCGGAGCAGACCAGGTTGCCGCGAATGTCATTGCGGCGAAGCATCTCGTGGTCGCGGACTATACGAACGCGGTCGTCAATCCGATCTACGCCGGCGGCGACACCAGCCACTGGGCGCTCTCGGCGGGCACGGGGACCGTGATCGCAAAGGGAACGTCGGGCGTGCCGTCCGACGCGCCGACCGATTACGTGTGCCGATTGCCGGCCAGCTCGTACGCCGGGTGTCCTCAGGGCGGCTCGGAGTATATCGACTGCTCCCCCGGGGAGGAGTATTACGTGTCGGCGGAGTGCGCCTCCGATGCGGACGTCAACGGCAATATTACCGTCGGAGTCCAGTGGCTGGATAAGGACGGCACGTACATATCCAATACGGCGGCAGCCACTCGTTCCGGGGTGTCGGCCGCGTGGGGAAAGATCGGCGGCATTCTGGTGGCACCCGCCACCGCTCGGCGGTTCGTGTTTCTCGCTCAGAACCACGGCACCACCGGGAACTGGTATTTCACGCAGGCGCGCGTCCGTAAGGCTGCCGGCGGCGCAATGGTCGTCGAAGGCGCCATCACAGCGGATAAAATCGCGACCGATCAGACCCTGACCCAGGATCTTTACCTTGGCGGTTCCGAATTCCATCTGGACGGGCCGAACAAGAAGATGACGGTGAGCAGCGGTGGCGTCGAGCGGGTTTCCATCGGGAAATACGACGGAACCAACTACGGGCTGCGCCTGCGGGACGCCTCCGGGAACATCACGCTTGAGACTGGTGACACCCTTCAGCAGGAGTACATGAAGGTCAACAAAATGGGTGTCATCCAGAACGTCTGCTATCCCCAATGGCCTTTCCCGCAGGATGATTTCAGCGCCTGGCTCAGCGGGACTTGGGATCGAGTTCACTTCGTCGGAACGAGGGGGGACACGAATAACCTGTTGTGGGCCACCACCTGTCCTGATGGTAGCTACTGTCAAGGTGGAGCCATTGCGAACCCTGACATCCTGATCAATAGCGAGTATACCCTCGAGCGTGGCGGAATCTGCGCGGTCTACCTTTCGGATTACAAGAGGCTCGGGGTGGTGTGTGCCTACGCATCCGGCGCGGATGGCTTCATATTTAAAGAGATTAATACGACCACTAAAGGCGTTGCGATTGACACCGTGAACTTGAGCATCGGTGATGGGGCGGGGAATTATAACTACCCTTCCATCTCTAAGCGGAGTGCGAACACTTATTATCTTTGGTGGATCAACCCGACCACCGGATATTTAAGAGTCGCAGCAAAATTGTATAACACCTCCAGCGGTCTCTACGCTGCAGCTCAGAACTTGCTCTCCCTGTCCGCTTATGGAGCAGCAGCGAGCAACTGGACAATCGTCGGGGCGTTCGGTGCGTCGATATTCCTCTACGACAGCGCGAACAAGAAGGTCTGGAGGGCGACACTCCAGGGGTCTACAACCTTTTCCTTGGCGTACATGGTGGAGTTCCCTGCCAGCTACCCCACGGGGACCATCATCGATGTCGCCGTCTACGCCAATGCGGTTGGTACGGGGATCGCTTCCGTGCAGTGGTGCACGGCTTCCGGAGACAGGATTGTTGCCTACGCGACTACCAATACGGCAGCAACCATCATTGGGCAGGGGAACACCCATGTCGACGGGGCTGACAGGGCAGTGTCGTGCCTCTTCAGGACTGCTCTTGGTCCTCTTGGCGTCAGCTCTTCCGCCGACTCCCTCTTGGTCCCTTACGGAAGGAGCATGCCGCGCGATCCCGATGCCACCACGGGGAAACGGTTCGCCCAGTTCGGTCTGGTGAATATATCGTCCATCGCCAACGCGACCTTGGAGACGTGTTTCCAGAGAACGAGCATGGTTTAGGGTGCATACAACACGGAGGAGGATATAGCCATGAGACCGAATCCCTTCGAAGGCTTTAAGATTTCCGACCAGGACGTCACCGGCGACCCGAAATACTATGGGTTCGTCAACCACCAGGGCGAGTGGTACATCCTCAAAGAAGACGCCGCCGCCGGCACGTTCCGGTACTGCATGGGCGCCAGCGGCTACGCTGTCGCGTGGGCGGCGCGCACCACGCAGACCTACGTGCTCTACAGCGAGGTGATCTGACATGGGATACCGCCTGAATCCGTTTACCGGAGACCTGGTCCCCTTTTCCGACGCCGCCGACCTGGGCCTGAACGACGGCACCAACCGGATCGGCACGCCCGGCGAGGTGGGGTTCGGGGTGGGAATCTGTCCCGCGGCCTCGGTTCCTCCGGGCATGACGCCGATGGACGGCTGCTTCGTCCAGACCTCCCCGAACTACGGCAACTACCAGTTCCGGGACGGCTCGGTGATGGTCTGGATCCCGAAGTTCTTCTACCGGATCCATGCCTGGGGCCCGACGATCACCGCGGCTACGAAAGCCAACCCCTGCCAGCTCACGGCGGCTGGCCACGGCCTGGTCACCGGCAACAAGATCTTCGTGGCCGAGGTCGGCGGGATGACGGCGCTCAACGGGCTGGTGTACACCGTCACGCGGGTTGACGACGACAATTTCACGCTCGACGGCGTGGACTCCTCGGCGTACGGGACGTTTACCTCGGGCGGGTCGTTCGTCAAGGGCGTCGGAGCGGCGTACGAGTTCAACCGAACGCTGGCCACGCACCTGCGCAACTCCGTCTCCGTCGTGGGCGTGGAGACCTTCTCTACCGTGGCCGCGGCCAACGCGATGGGGTACGCCCTGCACCGGGCGTTCGTCGACGGCGGGGTCGAGCAGCTGGGATTCTTCGTGGATAAGTATAAGTGCAGCAAGCGCGCCTGGGGCACAGGGTTCATCGCGTCCAGCATCAAGGACGGGGCTCCCCTCTCCTCGGGGTCCGCGCACAACCCGTTTGCCGATCTGACCGGTGGCGCGAACGCCTACTACAGCGCGATCGACCTGGCGCATCGCCGGGATGGTTTCAACGGGGCGCTTCCCGCAGCAGGCTCGAGCTTTTTCGCGGTCTCGATCTTCATCCGGGCCGCCCTGGCGCTGCTTTCCCTGGCCCACGGCCAAGCCTCCCAGAACGATACGGCCTGCGCCTGGTACCACGCCACCTACAACTTCCCGAAGGGATGCAATAACAACGCCCTGAAAGACGCCAACGATTCGGCCGTGGTGTACGTCTCCGACGGCTACTCCAACTGCGGCCGGACCGGCTCGGCCACGGCGTTCGCCAAGGCGACGCACAATGGGCAGCTGAACGGCGTCGCGGACCTCAACGGCCTGATGCACGAGGTGGCGATCGGCGCCACCTGCATCGCCACCACCAAGGCGATCACCGGCGCCACTCAGGCCAACCCGTGCGTGATCTCCTGCGCAGGGCATGGGTATCAGGCCGGGGACGTCGTGATGATCACCTCCGTCGTCGGCATGACGCAGCTGAATGACAAGCTCTACACCGTGGCCAATCCGGGTGCGGACAGCTTCGAGCTGTCCGGGGTGGACTCCAGCGGGTACACCGCCTATACCTCCGGCGGCACGCTGACCAAGGGCACCTTCTACACGGCCAAGGAAGCGACAGCCATGAAGGATTTCACGAAGGGCAACACGGGGCCGACCGACCACTGGGGGGCGGCCGGCGTGGCCGCGCTGATGGAGGCGTTCACGCCTCCGTTCAAAACCGCCTCTGGGGCGGTGACGGGCGCCTGCGCGGAGCGGATGGGGTCCGGCACCAACCAGGTCCTGTCCGAAGCCGTATCCGGAGCGGGCTGGAAGCTGGCCGGGATGGGATTCCCGAAGGACGGCAGCGGCATCGATCCGACGGGGGTCAACATGTTAGGGACGGATTATTTCTACCAGTACGTGAGGAACGAGATGTGCCTGATCGCCGGCAACTACTGGAGCAACGGCTCGGGTGCGGGTGTCTGGGCCGTGTTTTGGGGCAGCGGTCGGTCCGACTCGTACAACACCGTGGGCTTGCGCGCGGCCTGTTACCCTGTTTGACCGAGCGGTAGCGAGGTGCCTTTGATGGGCATTCACAGCGAGGCAAAACTGCACAGGCGGTTCGTGGAGTTCGCGAAGCTGCTGAACGTCTATCTGAACCACTTTCCCAGGTACGAGAAGTTCGCCCTAGCCAACCGGATCCGAAACACCGCCTATGAAGTGTTCGACCTGATCACGGAGAGCCAGAAGCGCTACACCAAGAAAACGACGCTGACCGCCCTGGATATCGCGCACGAGCAGCTGCGGATGCAGATCCTGCTGGCGCACGAGCTGGGGTATTTCGGGTACAGCGACGGCCGACGGAAGGAGGAGGGGGCCGCGGGAGACCAAGGGGCGCACCGGTACCTGGCTATCAGCCGGGGCGTTGACGAGTTGGGCAGGATGATCGGGGGCTGGATCGCCTCGATCAAGGAAGAAAACCGATGGTAGTAAACGGGTGCCATATCGACATGTGCCTGATCGCCGGCAACAACTGGAACAACAGCTCGAATGCGGGTGTCTGGGCCGTGAATTGGAACAACAATCGGTCCGACTCGAACAACAACGTGGGCTTGCGCGCGGACTGCGGTTTCCCCTCGAACCCCGGACCGGGGATGGTGGAACCACAGGGATATGGCATCCGGCCTTGGGCGAAATCACCGATGGGCCCCCTTTTTGGTAGGGAAACCGAAGATCAGGGGGTCTGTACCCAGCAATGAAACGGCACGGTAACCTCTTCGAGCTCGCCTTCTCCGCGGAGAGCCTGTATCAGGCGTTTCTGGACGCCCGCAGGAGCAAGCGTAACAAGCGGGGCCCCTTCGAGTTCGAGCGGTCCCTGGGGACGAACCTGGCCGACCTGTGAGCGGAGCTGCTCTCGGGCTCGTATGCTCCCCGGAAGTGCTACGAGTTCGTGGTGTACGAGCCCAAGCGTCGCGTGATCCACGCGCCGGCGTTCCGCGACACGGTCGTCCAGCACGCGGTCTACCGGGTGGTCTACGACATCTTCGACCGCTCGTTCATCGACACCTCGTTCGCCTGCCGGTTCGGGTACGGGACGCACAGGGCGGCCGCCTACGTCCGGGAGGCGATGCGGCACTGCCGGGGAGACGAGTACTGCCTGCAGATGGACGTCCGGAAGTTCTTCTACTCGATCGACCGTCAGATCCTGCGTGGCCTGGTCGAGCGGAAGATCAAAGACGTTCGGATGGTCGATACGATGCTGCAGTTCGCGCAGCTGGACGCTCCCGCGGGGATCCCGATCGGGAATCTGCTGAGCCAGCTGCACGCGCTGATCTACTTGAACCCGCTGGATCATTACGTCAAGCGGGAGCTGAAGATCCGCCACTACGTCCGCTATGTGGACGATTTCCTAGCTATCGGTCTCTCTCGGCCGGCGGCCCTCGAGGCGCGCGGGCAGATCACGGAGTTCCTGCGGGAGCGGTTGCACCTGGAGATCTCGAAGGCCACGATCCAGCAGGTGCGGCGCGGGGTGAACTTCTGCGGATACCGGACCTGGCGGTCCGTGACGGTCATCCGCAAGCGCAGCCTCTATAAGTTCCGGCGCGCGGTCCAGGCAGGGCGCCAGGAAAGCGCGGCCTCCCTTCTGGGGCACGCCGAGAGGACGAACAGCCTGCCGTACATGCTGAACCTGATGAAGGAGGGCATCCGAAATGGCAAAACTCTACAGATACCGAAAGGTTACAGACGCCTATACCACGCACTGCCTGCGCGAGCCTGAACCGGGCGCCGGCGAGGCCGCGCGCGTGACGGAGCTGGCCACGATCGACGGTGTGACGTACGTCTCCGTCCCGGACGGCGTGGCGCTGCCGACGCAGCCCAAGCAGATCGCCCTCGAGGCGGTCGATCCTGCGGACAAGGCGATGGACCAGGTGCGCTCCGCCTCACCGCACGTGCAGCTGATCAACCAGAGGGTGGTGGCCAAGATCCGAGAGAGGTACAGCATGGACGATGAGTTCAAGATGCTGCGAATAGGACCGTCGGCCGAGACCGAGGCGTACAACGACCACGTCGAGGCGGCCCGGACGTGGGGGCGGACGGAGAAGGAAAAGCTGGGCTTGACGGTGCCGGCGGTCACGGAAGCGTGGCTGACGCTGGCAAAGAACCCGACGGCGGTAGACTCGGCCGAGGTGGTCAGTAAAGCGACTTAGCGTTCGACTTATATGTAGGAAGACATCCTGGTCTTTGACATCTGATTAACTGCCAAACCGCGCGCAAATCGCTGCCAAACCGCGCGCCAAGCAACACCGCTTCGAATCCTTCCCGGCACATCGGAAATGAAACAGGCCAGGGGATTTCTCCCCTGGCCTGTTGGCGTCGATGGTGGGCCATGAAGGATTCGAACCTTCAACCTCCTGATTAAGAGTCAGCTGCTCTGCCGGGTTGAGCTAATGGCCCACGCTGCAAAGAACGGAAATAGACCGCTCATGATATAAAACAACCGTGCCGTCTGTCAAATCCTGTCGAATCGTCCGCTCGGCGGCGGCCTGGATTCGACTCCTCAAGGAGCGCGACACCCCAAAAAATGGCGCGCCTGGGAGGAATCGAACCTCCGCACCCGGCTCCGGAGGCCGGTGCTCTATCCCCTGAGCTACAGGCGCATTCAAAAAAGTGGGGTGAGTGATGGGGATCGAACCCACGACAGCCAGAGCCACAGTCTGGTGCTCTGCCAGCTGAGCTACACTCACCACACATGCCCCGATAGGCGAAAGAAAATTATACGAATTCCGCCATGCCGCGGTCAACGGCAAAATCCCCGTTCAGGCCCCCCCATTAGCTAAAGTGTTAAAAAATATTGCAACCAAGACCCGAAATACTCCATGAAAACAAGCCTGAGTACGCGGATTAGTTAATTATTATGTTAATATTCGGCAATTTTTTAAGCCAATGACTTTTTGTTGGAAGTGATCCTCGCTGCGGGGGAAATGCATGATCCACTTGAGATGTGCATGTTCCCGAGTAGCATATCAACATCGCTTGTCGCAGCTGAGACGCAAAGCGACTTCTGGATATCAATATTATTCCTTTGGCGGAACATATTCGATTCTCCAGACCAAGGGAGACAGCACGAAGGTTCCGCTTTCAGCAAGTGAGAACGGGTTTTTGATCTGCTGGATCTTCGGATTTTTCCCGGTGCACTCTGTAACCAGGAAAAGAGCATAACGCGATCGCAGTTCCTCGGCAGCCTGCCACTCCTGAGCGGTGACTTCCACAGAAGAGAACACCTTACCAGAGGATCCCTTCACTTCGACGGCGTGGAGAAGGCCGTCGACATCGACAATCTCGATGTCCCAGCCGGGCTTTTCCCCTTCGCGGGAAACCCATCGAACGGACTGATATCCCTTCGTCGAAGCTACCGCTTGCAACAGTCGGAACACCACCTCTTCCGCACGATTGCCGATGATAGTGGAGTTTCTTGACCGGCGGTACTGTACAGGTGCTGTTCCCTTTTTCTGTCCCCCGGACAACTCGTTTGTTCGAGCTTTTGCCGCCGCCACGAGAAACGATGTCTCTGCCCTGCTCGGACGGACCTCGTTGATATCCGGCATCACGACAATTTGCGGGATGGGCTTTCCAAGCGTTTCCGTGGAGACGTGGTCTTGGAAATTTTCTTCTATCTCCTGAAGACTCTGGTCATTGCTCCCAACTTTCCCGGCATTCGGTGCGTCCAATGCAACCGGAACGACTTCTTCGATCTCAGGCAACGAAAGCGCGGCCGCGGAATGTGTTTCTATCACGACGTCTTCGATTCCGAACTTACGAAGCAGCTTGTTAAACTCCCGAAGGTTTTCCTCGTATTCAGGGCCGATCCCGATCAACGGCGGCTCGGTAATCACCGGGTTTTGCTCATATCTTAGGATCCGGGCGAAGGTGTCCTTGGAGATATCCCGGACCAGCTCAAGCCAGTCCCGATCCTCGAGATCTCCCTCGATCGGGAATTTACCGTCCGTCCAGTAGACGATTCTCTCGAAGGGCCGGTAGTCCCGGATGGAGGCGGTGTACTTGCTTCCTGTGAATTTATTCTTCCCCCGACGATCCTTATCCACCTCTCCGATGATCCCGGTGCCGAAATAGCCTCGCAGTTTTTCCCCGCCATCCCGTAGGGAGGTGCACTGGTAATAGACGAACGGGCGCCCGGGCTGCACCATGTCTTTGTAGCGTCTTGGAAACCGGAAGGTTTGACCGATGACGCATCCGAATTCCTTCCACACCGGGCAACCTACCGTAATGACCATCGGGATGTTCCGATAAAGTTCCGGGTCGATGTCCTCATCCAGGATTTCTATGCCCATTTTCTCGAGATAGCGGATGAATCGGACCGCGCGCCGGTTGTCCTCTTGGAAATACAATTCCATGGCCGGGTGTGAAAGCGTTTTGTCCAACAGCGAAGGTTCGACCACCCCGCGGGCTTGGCACCGATCGACCAAGGCGCTGACGATTTTCCGGAATTTATCGCTGGGCCCAAGGAAAGGGGTGCCCGAGTTCGCTTTGTCCTTCGTCACGGTTTCCTCCCCAATAAAAGCTCAGAGGAGTCACCAATCCTTGCAGGAAAGAGCCTTCGCGCGAGTACTGACATATCTCCCTCCTGGAGAGGGAAGAAAGGGTTTCCTATTTTACGTTAGCGGCTCTCGTCGCGCCTCTGGGGCCGGGGGATCCGATGAATCTCCGGACCAGGACATGCGTGACCACGGTTCTTCCACTCTTCGTCTGAACGCTGTCGTCCCAACTGTCCGCGATCACCGTCTTGACTTCTTCATAGAAACACTTTTTGTATGCATTGTAGTCGACGCCGTGGGAGCCTTCCACGTGCGCCTTCAACGCGCCGCCTTTCCCACAGTTCAAGCCGCAGATGTTACACATGGAGCCTTTGCCTTTTCTTACGGCCCCCTTTTTCCGATAAGGCATCACGGTCTCCCTTCTGCTGGTCTATCATCTGTCTGGAACGGCTCGATCGCTCTGAAAACGCCCGTCTTGGACATGCTTCTCCGGAAATCGAAACGGGACAGCGACTCCACGACGTCTATATGCGCCAGGTTGTCGAAATCGATGGTCGACCACCCGTCTCGAGCGACGCGAACGGAATACAGATATTCATTGATCTCTTTGCCCGTGGCCGAATCCGGACGTTGCGAAAACGCAGACAGCACGACTTCTTTTGCGTTGGGCAGCACCGCGAAAACCTCCCCGATGATCCGGAAGCCGATTCCATGCACATGGCGCATGTACAGCTTCTGGACCTGGACAGAGGACATCTCTTTCACGGAGAGCCTGTATCCGCGCTGCGGGGCGTTGGCGATCTTGTTTGGCATCTCATCGATTTCCGGAAGATCTACATCAACAAAGACCCGCCTTCCTCCGTCCAGAACCTCTGAGGACACAAGAGTCTCCCGTGGCCAGACGATCTCCTGGAGGTTCTCCTCAAGGAAATCCTCCATGACGGAGACGTCGGTGCGGATTCCCACCTCGATCCGATGCCTTCTCTTTTGCTCCTCCTCCAGGAAGCGAGTCTTTTGTGCTTCCCAGCATTTCATCTCCGCTTCGTACTGCGCTTTCCGGTCCTGATTTTCCTTCTCAATTTTTTCCTTTCTCGATTTGAACAGCTTATCCCAGAATCCCGGTTGTTTCGGGGAAGGGAGATACGGGATGGGCTCTTTGAACACCTGCTCGACATATGAGGGAACGACACGGGGGTTTGGCGTGCCGCAATGGATCTCCCCAAGAGACTGGATCTTATCGTTTATCTCCTTGCATTTGCCCTCGATTAACCCACGGATGGCGGTAGACTGCTGTTTTTTCGCGGCGGCGATCAGCTTCTCCGACAGCGGATTGCCTTCCGAGTCCAGGAAGGATACAACTCCGTCGTCGCTGACGCTCACCGTGATCGCAACGGTCACCTTTCCGGAAGAAGACCCGCTGCCGGACGCCCGAGGTCCTCCGATGCGCTCCCGGGAATAGATTCCTGTCCCGGGGATCCCCGTGTTCAGGTATGTACCCCTCTTCCCGAACGTGACAGAAGCGCCGCGTGGACCGAGGGAACAGCTGAGGCCGCTGCCGGAGAAGTTCAACCGGACGCCGGGAGCAAGCCTTATCGACCGCCGAAAGCGAAGGCCCATCGTTCCTCCTAGTCAGCTTTTCGCAGTCTGCTTTTCTACGAGGGTTTTCAGTGTTTCAATGGATTCTCGCAACTCGGTTATCTCGGATTTCTCCCTTGGCTCCTCGACAGGACTTGCTGGTCGGATGAACCAGGCAGCCACATAACCGGAGAATGTACCGAACATCCCCACGCCTGCGGACATCAGCACGGCGGCTATGATCCTTCCTTCGGAAGTCACCGGAAACCGGTCGCCGTATCCCACAGTGGTGATTGTGACAAAAGCCCACCAGATGGCATCCTCGGCGGTCTTGATATTTCCGTTCGAATCGTTTTCGAAATGGAGAATGGCGATGCTGCAGAATACAGTCAACAGAAGCGCCACGAGGCTCATAGCCAGAAAGGTGTTTTCCGCTCGGCGCCGCAAGATCAGCGTGGTGAGTTGCTTTGTCGCCCGCAGACCGCGGAGAACTCGGAATACCCGAAGGATACGGGCTGCCCTTCCCAGCCGCGCAATCCCGATCGCCGGAATGGAAGAGATCAAATCCAACCAACCCCAGGTTTTGATATACCCCCAGCGGTTGGGCGCGCGCCAGAGACTGTACAGAAAGTCCCCGAAAAAGAGAATGCACACGACGAAGTCGGCATAGTCCAGAATCCCGTTGATCCCGGGATTTATGCGAAGGAGGGATTGGATCAGCAGGACGAATATAGCGTAGAGACTCAGGACCAATGTAAAAAGCTGATAACCAGCATTTTCAGACTCAAAGGAATCGTCACGAATGATGGTCATCAGGCCTCCATCTCCGAGGATTATTGGCTGATTTTCCACCCAAAGAGTAAACTAGTTATTTCGTTCTCACGCGTATCCCACTAGTCGATCCTCCTTATTCCCTTAAGACCTGTTTATTCCGCGATACCCCGCCATTTGTTTCCTTCTTCGATCATGTTAACGTCAGGCCAATTATCCCTGTCTTTTGGCATATATTTCTTCAAGATCCCATTATCTATCAATGTATAGGACAGAACCATTTCAGCCTCGCCAACCCATTTTCGATAGCGGAGATAACCAGATCTTTTGCCGTTTTTCTTAAGCCGTAATGTTCCATCTTTCTCGTAAGCAAAATATATCAGACCATCGTCAAGCGCCGCGTGAAACGTCGGGGAAAGAGATATACCATTCGATACGCTATCGTTTTTCACTCCAGATGCCACCGGCATGATATGGGCCGCCACAGGAAGCTCTAGCTGCAGTCCGGTGATGGCACACTTATACTCGTAGGCTTTTAAGACTCTTCTGGAAAAGGAAGAATCGCGTACCCAAACGTAGATCGTGCGAACCATCTTCGCACGCTTCTCTGAAAGAGAGTGAATTTCCTCCTCTGTCAATGCCGCCGCTGTCGTCGACAAATACATCGCCTCAACGGTGTTGACGTCGGTATAAGAAAACCATGACGATGTTGAACCCGTAAAGTGCAGAAAATGCTCCGGAGTAAATGCGACGAGAATTTGCGTGTCCCCCCCTGCGTTCCTTTTCGATGTTTTTGCCTTCGTTTTTTCCCAACGAATATCTTCCGAGCTTTCTTTCTCTGACTTCTTACGGAACTCCATTGGGTGGCATAGGTTTCCATCTCCCGTCTTAACACCAAAAGCAATTCCATTTACTTGGGCTTCGTCTACTAGCCATCCGGGAATTCTTATTTTTTCCGCATTTCCACCATTTTTTATCAATCGTTCCAAATTTATTCCGATAAACACATCTTTCATACACTCATACCCGATCAGCACGGTCGGGCCGTTGTCATTCAGATCTGAATGGGAAAAGGATCCCTTGGGTGGAATAAAGAAGTAATCAGTGCCATGGCTATCATCCACGAGATACGTTTGGAAAACACGAATGTGGATCGTCTTCCCATTTTCTACAGCTATAAAATCGTCCGAATGAAAATTTTCGGATGGGACAACGAGTGCAATGGCTCCGCTCCTACGAATAGCGCGGAAGATATCTTCTTTGACACTTGGGCCGGTCCAATCCACCGTTATTCCCTCCCTAGGGAATATTTTTTAAGAACACAGGTTAGTGGGGCGTTTTGATCATGCGACATGAGGGTAACTGGTAATATTGATGCCAACAAGCTATTCCCTTGGGCCATGTGGGATGGGAATAATTCTACCAGCAACCTATAAATTCATAGTGAGATAACGCCTCGACTATCCGATGTATCTTTTCGATAGATCAATCTCTTTGCCGCTTCGGGAAAATATATTCTCAATGAAAGCCATTCGGATTAAGTTCACAGGAATATTTTGAGATGAAATATTCTCCGGGAAATCGATGCCCATGTTGTTTGGAGTTCAGGATGGAGTTTCTTGGAAAACATATTTCCCGCATCCCTTGCTCCTATCTCCTGTATTCATTGTATTTTTTGGCATGATACCTTTTAGGAACAGCTTTTCGTCACATAGACCGGACGGTTCAGCATAACCTCGCGGTTACCTGGTTCTTCTTGAAGACCGGTATGGTCAATTTGCATGCCGATCACCAATGGAGGGATGGGCGGCCAATATGGACAACAGGAATAGCGGACTGATTTGGTTATTGTTCCTCGCCGCTGCGATAGTCGCCGTCTGGTTGTTCGTTCCCCTTTCGTTCTCGAGCGAGACCACCGTCTACACCGTGGGAATTAATACCGTCGACCGGAAGGTTACTCTGCCGTTGCCAACAACATACAAGGCTGTCCAATCCCAACAATTGGTCTTGTATTGGATTGACGGAGTCACACCGCCGTTGAAGTTGATCGATTGCGTGGTACGAGATGCGGAGAACTGGACCGCGTGGTACCCTGACCGATCAGGACAGCTTTCGATGCTCGACGGAAAACTATCACTCTATGCCGCACCTGGGAGTGCTGTTAAGGAACTGCAAATCAGAAAGCACGAATACTGGTGGTTAAAGATTGCCGATCCCAATATCACTTCTGAAGTCTCAAAATTGATGATCTCTTACTCGCATATCGTCTTCGACCCAAAGCTCGGACAGAGGACGCTACAGTGAGCGGCACATATCCCGTGGCGACAGGAGTGAAAGATGATCGCCGCTGGCCTGGGAGAAATGACTGGCAAGGTGCTCTGCCTTTTCTTGATGTCGGTCGTTTTTTTGATCATCACAATGGCCACCCCATCGAACACTGTCAAAGAACTGAACTTGGCTGTCCCATAGACCTTCTCCCGTTCGAGTTGGGAATGCTTCTGCCATCCTGGAGATACTCATGAACCTGTTGAATAACGCCATCGAGTCCATCCGCCTCGGCATCGAGGATTACCGTAAGGGAGACCGTCCACGCTTCCTTGCATCAGTGCGGAACCTTCATGCTGGCGTCCTGCTGCTGTACAAGGAGGCCCTCCGACGATTATCGCCGACGGGGAGCAATGACGTTCTCGTGATGGCGAAGATCGTACCGAAACGGGATGTGGGTGGTGCCGTCACGTTCGTGGGTACAGGAAAGACAACGGTCGATTACGCGCAGATTCGTGAGCGGTTCGAAGGGCTTGGCATTGCAACAGATTGGACTCGTTTCAAGATTCTAAACGATACCCGCAACGACATCGAACACCGCTATACGACCGCCACGCAGAAAACACTGGAAGGGGTCGTCGCGAACACATTCATCTTGGTTCGCGATTTCATTACGACACAACTTAAGGACGATCCCCGCGAACTCTTGGGAGATGATACTTGGCGAACGATGCTGGAGGTTAACGACGTATATGCAGCGGAGCGCACGGAGTGCGAGAAGCTTTTGAAAGCCGTTAACTGGGAGTCGGACGCATTGGCTGAAGGTGTCCTCCAGATAGCCTGCCTGGATTGCGGATCGCAACTGTTGCGGCCGGAACCTCCTTCTCTGTCACGTGAGGACGTCGAACTCCAGTGCCGAGCTTGCGGGAAAGTCTATGACGCCGAAAAGTTCGTTCCCCAGGCGATCGAGGCGGCGTTGGATTGGGACGCGTATTTGTCTGTTAAGGACGGCGACGAACCTCCTTATGTAGAGTGTCCCGAATGCGCAGCGTTGGCATACGTTATTTACGAGAAGCGATGTGCACTCTGCGGCCACGAGGCAGAGCACATATGCCTTCTATGTGAAAACGAGATCCCGGCATGCGAACTAGATTCCTCCCCATATTGCGGATACTGTGCTCACAAATTATCGAAGGACGACTGA